CAGGATAGTCTTTACAGTAATTTCTAGCGTCTCTGTGAATATCATATACATCATATCCATCAAGTTCTTTATAACGACTATCGTCTCTAGCAAATAAAACAGCTATCACTAATAATCCCAACCCCAACCCATAGTTTGACCCCATACCTCTATCTGTTGTTGGTATTCTGTCATTTCACTTGTGGTTAGTTTAGTTGTTGACTTTATAAGTTCTACAGGCATACCTGCAATTTCTGTTTGGTATCGTAAAAACTTATATCCCATAAGTTCATGTATCTTATCTTTTTCAATACCTGTGTGCTGAGATATGCTTGTATATAATTGCCATAGTCTTTCGTTTTGCTCGTGACTTCTATTTAGTTTTGCATCTGTTACTGTTACACGCCATCGTTTAGTAAAGTCAAGACTTTTTAGCTTCTCTATAAGCTGGGGTAAGTTTTGCTGCGTGAGTGCCCACTTTATCATCTCTCCATCCTTTCGTTTTAAATACTTGTCCGTCTTTAGAAGTTGCTTTGTATTCTATATCATCACCAAATAGTTTTTTACATTGCTTTATAAATTCATTTATTGTCATCTTGGTGGACTCTCGTTATATCGTAAACCTTTTTGGTCAAACCAAAAGTTAAATGAACCTTCCCATTGTGCATTACGCTGCTTCTGAACAAAAACCTTTGCATCTGGAATAATCTTTAACTCATCATCTGAAGTCTTGCCTTCTTCTATTAACTTCTCTTTGTATCTATTACGCCATACACAAATAATATTATCACATAAGTTACGAATATGCGAACTTCCCATAATGTTTGTAGCGTCAGGTATCTCTGCTTCGTCTTTAAGTTTTCTAGTGTGTGCCACTAAAAAAATACTTACTTGTAAATCACGTGCTATTACCGCTAAAGAATTAGTAAGCCTTTTCTGTCCATCTAAAGACTCTTCAGTCACATCATCCAATTTCATTAAGCTGTCAATAATAAATACATCAACTCCCAATACATACTTTCCATAGTGCAATGTTGCTATCATGTCTTCTGACTTAGTGCTTCCTGTTTGGTCGTATATATATAACTTGTCTTTTGCACGTTCACAAAACTTATGTATATATTCATCTGTTGGCTCTGGTGAACCTAATGCTTGGGTTATCATTCTAGCTAATGTAAGGACAGGTCTCATTTCTAAAGACGCTATTAAACATTTAGTATTCTGTTTCATCATAGACAATACAACTTGTGATAACCACATTGATTTACCATGACCTGATACACCAGTAAGGATTGTTAGTTCCGAAGCCCTAACCCTGAACTTATCTTCCGTCTTAATCCATCCAAGTGATTTACCACTATGAACTTCCTCACTAAAATACTGCACCAAATCATTAGCAAATAAATCCGTACTTTTAACCTTAAACTCTGCATGTCCATACCCCTCGTTATAAAATTCTTGAACTGTTGATTGGCTAACTGTTAGTTTATCTATTACTTCACCTATGTTCATATTAAACGCCATGCAAATGTAATTATGATATAAGCTATTTTAGCAACTAATCCTATAGCAAGTAAAAATAAAACCCATGTAATAGTTTGACCTATAAAAATAGCAATTTTGTTTTTCATACTCCACCTTCCCAAACCTTGCGAACTTGTTGCACATCTCCATCATTCCATCTTTCCTGGTTAAGCAAAGTTAATGGGGCTGGTGAGAAGCCATCTTTCCATGATTGAGTATCTTTCATTTTGTTTACATACCCTATCACTTCATCTGCTATAGCGTCAATGTTTTTATTAGCCCATCTTTCCATACAAGTTTTTTTATTGACTTTACGAACATTAGGATAACTTTCCCAAAATTCTTCAAACCTATTGGTCGTTTTAACGACATATATATCTTCTCTTATCTTCTCTTCTCTTCTCTTCTCTATCCTAACAGGCTCGTAGTTTTCGACTAGCAATCCTCTAGCAAATAGTTCTTTTGTTATTTTATCAACAAAATCAATAGGATAATGAAGTCTAAAAGCTATTTCAAACAGGTCTGGTAACACACCATCACTTTCAGAACCAAGACACCATAACTCTACTAAAACAGCTTTTTGTTCAAAAGATAGCTTATGTATATCTATGTTATTTATGTAATCCGTACCATAAAACTTGAACCACGTCATCTTTTTTTGATAACGTGGATTCTTAGGATTATAGAGATTAAACTTCTCCCAGTTTTTAATTTTGTACATCTTTATTTTCCAATCCAGAATTAATAAGATTTTTAATATAATCAACTTGTTCTGAAGATAATTCTATTCCACCATTAACTAAATACACTTCACATACATCTAATACAGTTTCTATCTTTAATAATGCTTCTCTTGCTGATAACATAATACTCTCCTTAAAATAAACATTCTTCATAAAGTTCTGACATTGGCACGACTTTTGCTTTAGGCGACTTAGGCAGAATATGGAGCTTACAATCAGACCTATTCTCAAGAAACCAAAGAGCAGATGCCTTGTTACTAAAGGCTCTTAGCGGTTTTCCGTCAAACTCATCTAATATAATGTAACGTAAGTTATCCATAGGGCAAAACATTATCACAATGTATTTCTAATTGCAAACTATTTTATTTATAGATATTTACTAGAAAATACTTGACAGGTGTTTTTTATGAGTTTAAAGTTCGTTTGTCAACTTTAGGAGAGAGACATGAAAATTTCAACAATGATAGCATTATCAGTACTATTCTGGGTTTATGTAGCCTTTTGCCTTTGGGTTATGGGCAAGTTTGCAGGAGCTATATAATGGAAAGACATTTAGACCCAGACGCATATTTAGATGAAATGGATAGACTTGACAGATTGGAAGAAGAAGCCCAATATAAACTTGACCAACAGGAGAAGCATGATGAATAAATACATATGGCTATTTCTTTTTGTGTTTTGGGGGTATATAATATGGCGAATGGTTTAGAACATATAGCAGATATTCTTAAACGATTGAATGACGAACTTAAATTAGATAACGACAAATGGGAGAGAGAACAAAATGGAAGACCAATTTTACCAGGAAGTGATGCAGGAGTTACACGAGATGGAAACCAAACAACAGGAGAGAATAAATGAGCATTCATAAAAAATTAATGCAAGCAAGATTAAAGTTACAAACAGCAGACCTTAAAAAGTCTGGTCATAATAAATTTGCAGGATACAAGTATTTTGAGTTAGGTGACTTCTTACCTACTATTCAAGAAATTTCTAATGAGGTGGGTATTTGTGGCACAGTAACATTTTATACAGACATAGCTATTCTTACTATTACAGATATAGATGATGCTACACAGTTTATTGAGTTTAAATGTCCTATGTCTTCAGCAGCTTTAAAAGGTTGTCATGATGTGCAAAACTTAGGTGCAGTTCAAACTTATCTTCGTAGATATTTATGGACTAATGCTTTTGAGATTGTAGAGCATGACGCAATTGACTCTGCTAAACCTATAGAAGTTGAAGATACTCTTACAGAAGAACAGTTAGAAATTGCTAAGAATAACTTAGAACAAGCTGCTAAACGTGGTGAACTTAAACAAGCATTTTTTAAATTAACACCAAATGCTCAAGAAAAGCTACGTGAATATGCCAACGAACTTAAGAAGTCTGCATGAGTCATTTAAAAGATAATAGGCGTCATAATGTTATTACAGCTAGTAATGCGTGGTCTGCTGTATATGAAAGACAAAAGTTATGGCGTCAAATGACTTTACGTGAACCTCCTTTTGAAGGTAATGAGATGACTGAATACGGTAATATTCATGAGTCTATTGCATTATCTGCATTAGAAAAAGAGTTTGATGATATTGTAGAGCCTGGTAATAAGTTTGTATTACATGACAAATTACCGTTTGGTGCAAGTCCGGATGGGTATTATGATGGCAATGTTATTGAGATAAAATGCCCATATACTCAAGAAGTTTATAAAGAGATACCTGAACGCTATTACTTTCAGATGCAAATGCAAATGGAAGTATGTAAAATGCCTCATGCGTATTTCTATATATGGACACCAAATGAAACAAAGATACAGGTAGTAAACAGAAGTAAAATATGGCTTGACTGGTATACGCCATTAGCACTAGAATTTATGAAATATGTTGAAGATGACATAGAACCTAAACGCTGGACTAAAAAACCAATTTTTAATAAGGAGTAGTATATGGTTGAGTACGATAACACAAACACGTTTACATTGTTTAAAAATGACAAAGGTGACAATCCTAAACGACCTGACTATACAGGTACTGCTAATGTAGATGGTATTGAATTTAGAATTAGTGGTTGGATTAGAGAAGGTAAGAACGGTAAGTTTATTAGTGGCTCTGTGCAACTAAAAGAAACTCAGGGGGAAGTAAGAAGTGCACCGGCTGTTGAAGGTGCAGATGAGGATGTTCCTTTCTAGGAGCATCCCCAATTGCTTATAACTATTTGTTCATTACGTACATAGTTACTTCAAAGCCAAAACGCATTTCTGTAGCTGCTGGAGTTGTCCACATGGTATTTATCCTTAAGTAATATATTATGCTTAATTGCACAATATAATGGAATTATACGCTTATGTGGGTTTACTAGACACCAGATAATCATTAAAGGTAGATAATGGATATACATATTTCAGAACATGATGTACATTGTATAGCAACTGCTGTTTATACAGAAGTCAACATGCAATCACTAGAAGAAAAGCTAGGGGTTATTAATGTCATTATGAATAGAGTTAGGTCTAAACGATTTGGTCGTGATGTGTGTGAAGTAGTTTATGCTAGGGGACAGTTTATTGGCATAGAAAACATGATGAAAGCCAATGAAAAGAATATAGACCAAGAAGCATTACTTAAAACTAAGCTACTTGTAATAGATACAGTATTTTTTAAAAAACATGCAAATCCTGTAGGGAATAGTTTATACTTTCATGACGATAGTGTAGATATGAGATATATCTGGGATAAGAAACCAAACAAAAAAATTGGAAGGATGGTGTTTTACTAATGGCTAAAAAAGAACCTGTAGCATGGCTTTATGAAGAGTTTGATGTTAGGTCTGGTGACCTAAAGAAGTCTTATTTATGGTCATTTCATCCTAACCAGCTCTCATATTTAAACGACCTAAAGAATACAACGCATCATATTAAGATAACACCATTAGTTCCTGGTGAGCCTGTAGAAGAATATAAAGGATTATCTAAGTACGATAGTAAGAAACTAACGGAGGCACATGGTGGACTCTAAACCACTTACTCAAGAAGAAATTATAAAGGTATATAAAGAAGCATTTGGATACGGTAGTCAAGTAATAACTATTGACAAGATATTTAGATTTGCTAGACTTATAGAACAATTGCATGGAGTAAAAGATGTACACTAAACTAGATGACCAAAGACAAGCAAAGTTTGTTATAAACTATGTTGCTGCACATCCTGGTTGCAGCATTAAAGAAATTGTGCAAGAATGCGTCATTGCTAGAACACGATTGAAATACTTGGAAAGTCAAGGATATTTGATTTTGCCTAAATGGACTTATAGCAACGAATTAGATAAAAGATTTAAGAATAGAAAATATGTGTCTGTAACTGTAGGAAGGGAGTATGGTAAATGGCAAGAGCAGAAAAGATATTAGAAGTAGTAGTATGGTTATTGATTGTTGGTGGTATGGGTTGGTTTGCTTATGGATGTTATGAACTTATTGATTTATTTTTTCTAAGGGGATAGATATGGTAGATTTAGTGAATAGACCACCGCATTACTTAGTGGGTGGTATAGAAGCAATAGATGTAATTAAAAGTCGTTTGACTAAAGAAGAATATATTGGTTATCTTAAAGGTTGTAAGTTAAAGTATGACTTACGTTATCCATTTAAAGATAATCCACAACAAGATTTAGAGAAGTCTGATTGGTATAAGAATAAGCTATTAGAAGCTACTAGAGATGATGAAGCTAATATTCCACCAGAACTAGAAGCTCAATTACAAAGATTTGATGATGAGTAAAACATATTGGGTATTTATTATAGTGATGGCTGCATTAGCTATCTTTTGGACTGAAGAGACATTTAGTCAAACTACTACTATACTAGCACCAGATGGTTCTGTAACTGTCTGTCAGGTTGGCTCTAATGGTATTGTGATTTGTGTCTAGTCATCCATAGGTGTTAATTCACCATAGATAGCTAGTTCTTCACCACTTATTTCTATCATGCTATCGTCATCTAATGTGATGACTATAGTGCTATCGCCATGTAATGCTTCACAAGATACAATCACTCTGCCTAGCATGTGATTACAGATAATTTCTACTTCTGACCGTTGCATAATTGTCCTAAGAAACATGACCATTCCAACGCCCATTCTCTTTTAATACCATAGGCATTAGCTTTGGTTGACCGTTAATAATAACTCCACAACCTAC